TGGTGTTTCAGAAGCGCGACATTTATTTAGTTATAAGGACGTATAAAGGGCAAGAACATGATGGAATTTAACAGGACACAAATTGGCGAGGCATTTGGCGTTAATTTGACGACAGTGGATAAATGGCGACGAAGTGGTTGCCCATCTGAGCAAGACGGTAAAAACGTCATGTTTAGCGTGCGAGAAGTGAGCGATTGGTTACGGTCCAGGGATATGGAAACCAGCGGCACCCTAGACCTGGGGCAAGAGCGCGCCAAGCTAACCAAGCTGCAAGCCGAAAAAGCTACCCTGGAGCTAGAGCAACAGCGAGGTAACTTGATTCCCGTGGAGTTGGTGGTGGAAGCCTGGCAAGGGCACATAGCAAACGCCAGGGCAAAGATGCTTGCACTACCACCAAAGGCCGCCGCCCAGGCAGTGGGCGTGGAAAGTTACCTGGAAATTGAGCAACTTATTACCGAGCTAGTTAATGAAGCATTAGACGAGATCGCAAACGATGGACTACCTAAAGAACATTCTAAACGCATTGCAGCAATCGCAGAAAATATGGAAGTCGCCGCCGAAGCTAACGGTTAGCGAGTGGGCAGACGAAAACCGGAGACTATCGCCAGAGTCGAGCGCGGAACCAGGGCGTTGGCGTACAAGCCGTGCCGAATACCAGCGCGAAATTATGGACACCGTGGCAGACCCGACGATTGAAACGATTGTAATTATGTCGAGCGCCCAGGTGGGCAAGACAGAAATTATAAATAATATCGTGGGCTATTTTATCGACCAAGACCCGGCGCCCATGATGGTCCTACAACCCACGGTTGATATGGCCAAGACCTGGAGCCATGACCGCCTGGCACCCATGGTGCGAGATACGCCCGCGTTAAAAGAATTAATAGCGGATAACAAAAGCCGCGCATCGAGCAACACGCTATTTCACAAATCATTCCCTGGTGGACATATCACCATGACGGGTGCCAACTCACCCACCGGCCTGGCGTCGCGTCCCATCCGAGTGGTGTGTTGCGACGAGGTTAGCCGATACCCGCAAAGCGCCGGAGCCGAGGGCGACCCGGTAAACCTAATCAGAAAACGTACAACCACGTTTTGGAACCGTAAAATTATCCTAACCAGCACCCCAACATTAAAGGGAGCGTGCCGAATTGAGCAGGAATTTAATATATCAGACCGCCGGCATTATCATGTTGATTGCCCTCATTGCGACCACAGCCACCGGTTGCAGTGGAAAAACGTACAGTGGCCAGAGGGCAAACCTAGCGAAGCCATTATGGTGTGCCCAGAGTGCGGCGGCGTTATCGAGGACAAACATAAACCCAAAATGGTGCGTAATGGAAGTTGGATTGCAGAGTTACCAGGAGGGAAAATTGCAGGGTTTCATCTTAATGAGTTATACAGCCCGTGGCGTTCCTTTGCTAACGTGGCCGAGGACTTTGTGGAAGCCAAGAAAAACCCTGAGACATTAAAGACCTGGGTTAACACGTCCCTGGGCGAAACCTGGGAAGAGGCCGGAGATACGTTAAACGAGCATTTATTGGCAGAGCGTAGAGAAAACTATGCAATCGATGCGATACCACCAGAGGTTTTATTATTAACCGCCGGTGCCGACATTCAAAAGGACCGCATAGAAATATCGATAGTCGGCTGGGGACTTGACCAGGAGTGCTGGATACTCGACCACGTTGTCTTATGGGGCGACCCGACACAGCAAAAGGTGTGGCATGAACTGGACGACGTGTTAACGCAAACTTATGACGGGTATCGTATTACGGCCGCCGCTATAGATTCGGGTTATCTGACCGAATACGTTTACCAGTTCACCAAGCCCAGGTCGGGCCGTCGCGTATTCGCAATTAAAGGCCAGGCAGGAATGGGTCGCCCATTAACCACCAAGCCAAAACCAATTGGACGCACGCGCACGCCAATGTATGTTGTTGGAGTGGACACGGCCAAGCGCACTATTTACTCCAGGTTAAGGCTGACCAGTGGAGAGGGTTATATACACTTTGCCGTGGACCTGGACGACGAATATTTTATGCAGTTAACCGCTGAAAAGATGGTGACTAAATACCGGAAGGGGTTCCCGGTGATGGAGTTTATAAAGACCAGGGACAGAAACGAGGCACTAGACTGTTTGGCCTATGCCTACGCCGCCTTGGATAACTTAAACGTCAAACTAGCCGCCCTGGCAGCGAAGCGTAAAACAAAACAAAACGCCGCGATACCAGCGGAGCCAGAAGCGCGCCACCCCATGGCCAGCCCTGAATCACCAGGGCGAAAAAAACAAGGACCAGGCCGACCGCGTAAACGGGGGAATTACGCCACGCGACGTTAAGTTAGTACAGAAGTGTCGCGACAGTTCTAGAAGTGTCGCTACAGTTTAAGAAGTGTCCGGACAGTTTGAGAAGTGTCCGGGCACGCCTAAACGCAAAACTAGCGCATCAATAGATTTGACCAAAAACACGAACACACCTATGCAGTACATTACTCACTTGTAATGGCATAGAAATGGCTAATCTTTTTGATTCGACACAATACCCCAACCAGGAACCATTAGCATTCATTGCTGGTGATCGATGGGCATGGAAACGTGGCGACCTGGCAGAGTACACGACAGGTTACACCCTTTCCTATGCCGCACGGCGCGAGGCCGACGGCGGCGAAGAAATCACTATTTCCGCAACAGCGAGTGGCAGCGACTTTATAGTAGAAGTTGCAAGCGCCACGACCGCTGCTTTCCCTCCAGGTTTATACCATTGGCAAGCCTACATAACGCGCACCAGCGACAGCGAAAGACTGACCGTTGACAGTGGCCGTTTTGAAGTTGAGCCAAACCGCGACCTGGCAACGACCGACCCGCGAAGCCACGCCAAAATTGTCCTGGACAGTATCGAAGCGGTGATCGAAAAGCGTGCCACCAAAGATCAAGAAAGTTATTCCATTAATGGCCGTTCACTTACCCGCACGTCAATAGACGAATTAATTAAATTGCGCGACAGCTACCGGGCTAAATACTTAGTCGAGGTTAGACGCGAGCGCGTGAAAAATGGTCTAGGGCATCGAGGCCGATTGTTAACGAGGTTTATATAATATGGGCTGGTTTAGCAAAAAAGACGAAACGCCGCAAAAACGTAAGCAGAAAATCAACAAGCGACGTTATTCGGCCGGTGTTATTGACCGCCTAAATGGTGATTTTAAAGGCTCTACATTATCCGCAAATGGTGAACTGGTTGGCTCATTGCCCATCATGCGAAGCCGTAGCCGTGATTTGTGTATGAACAACGATTACGCCCGCAAATTCTTAGCAATGACGTCGGCTAATGTGGTCGGTACTCATGGCATCAAAATGCAAGCCAGGTCCAGGCGTGAAGATGGAACATTAGACCGCCAGGACAACCAGGCAATCGAGGCCGCATTTAATGCCTGGTCTAACATCGAAAGTTGCACAGTGACCGGTCGCCAATCCTGGGTTGATGTACAGAACATGGCCATTAAATCCATTGCCCGAGATGGTGAAGTGCTAATCATTATGGTGCGCGGATTCGATAACCCATTCGGTTTTGCACTCCAGGTAATCGAGGCCGACCAGTTAGACGAAAATCTAAATCAAAACCTAAGCAATGGCAATCGCATTGTCATGGGCGTGGAGCTAAACGAGTGGGGCGCGGCTGTAGCGTATCACCTACACACTAGCCACCCTGGCGATTCGACCAGCATGTTTAACGGACGCAATTACAAGCGCGTTAACGCCGCCGATGTTCTGCATTTATATATGTCAGAGCGCCCTGGGCAAGCCCGTGGTGTTCCCTGGATGCACACAGCCATTAACAGATTAAACCAGGTTGGCGCATACGAAGAGGCCGAGCTAATCGCCGCGCGTATATCGTCCAGCAAAATGGGCTTTTACACGTCACCCGACGGCGACCAATACGTTGGCGACGAGGACGAGGACGGCAATTTATTAATGGATATGGAGCCAGGCGTATTAGAGCAATTGCCGGCTGGCATGGACTTTAAAGCGTTCGACCCACAGCACCCAACCAGCGCATACCAGGCGTTTATTAAAACCGCTTTGCGTGGTGCAGCCAGTGGCCTAAACGTCGCTTATAACACCCTAGCCAATGACCTGGAGGGCGTTAACTTTTCGTCCATCCGTTCTGGTGTATTGGAAGAAAGGGAACAATGGCGAACCATTCAAAACTGGCTATCCCAACAACTTTGCCGCCCGGTGTATCGCGCCTGGTTGGTTCAAGCATTAACAACCCAAGCCCTACCATTGCCCCAGCGGAAATACGAAAAATACACAAAAGTGGAATGGCAGCCGCGCGGCTGGGCTTGGGTTGACCCATTGAAAGATCAGCAGGCCAGCAAGCTCGGAATCGATATGGGCATTATGTCCAGGACCGAAGTAGCAGCGGCGGCGGGTCGAGATTTTGAAGACACCCTGGCGCAGCTACAAGCCGAAAACGAATTACTAAAACAGTACGGCATTGCCGTCGAGCAAGTAGAAGCGCCAGTACAACAGCAAGAGGTAACAAATGGAAAACAAGACGATTAACACAGGCGTTATGCACAGGTCGTTTGACCTAAGCCGCGACGCTATAAACGAAGAGGCCCGCACAGTTGAGTTGGCTTTTTCCAGCGAGTCACCGGTTGCCCGGTGGTTTGGCGACGAAATCTTGGACCATGACCCTAAATCTATTCGCCTTGGCCGGTTGAATGATGGGGGTCCGGTTTTAGTAGATCACGATGGAAGCGACCATGTTGGCGTTGTTGAGTCGGTTGTAATCAGTGCTGACCGGATGGGCCGGGCATTGGTGCGCTTTGGGAAAAGCGCCCGCGCTGATGAAATATGGCAGGACGTAAAAGACGGTATTAGAAAATCCGTAAGTGTTGGGTATCGAATCCACAAAATGGCTTTGGAATCTGAAACAGACGGTTTGGAAAGTTACCGGGCAACCGATTGGGAGCCATACGAAATCAGCATGGTTAGCGTTCCAGCAGATGCCATGGTTGGCATTGGCAGAGCGGCAACCGGCGAACATCAAACAGAAATTATTAACACACAAATCAAACAAATTGAGGAATCCAAAATGGATAATCCAACACCAGAAGTCGCACCAGTTGTTGACACATTCGCACTTGAAGATGTGAGAAAAGCCGAGCTTGGCCGAATCACAGACATTGAGGCCATTGGTGCCCAGCACGGTTTTACTACCGACGCTCGCGCCGCAATCGAAAGCGGTAAAACCGCAGATCATTTCCGGAGTCATGTTTTGAATAATATCAGCAAGCCAGCACCAGTAATCGATACGGACATTGGCCTAACAGCTAAAGAAGTTCGTAATTTCAGCTTTATGCGTGCCATTCATGCACTAGCTAATCCAAGTGACCGTCGCGCACAAGAAGCCGCCGCATTTGAATTTGAAGCCTCACGCGCTGCATCTGAAAAGATGGGACGCCAGGCACAAGGTTTATTTGTACCGTCTGACGTTTTGAAGCGTGATTTAAACGTAGGCACTTCAACAGCCGGTGGCCATACCGTTTCTACTGATCTATTAAGCAACAGCTTTATTGATTCGCTAGAAAACTCAATGCAAGTGGCTGGCCTGGGCGCAACCATCTTGCGTGATCTGCAAGGCAATATCGCTATTCCACGCCAAACCGGTGGTGCAACAGCTTATTGGGTTGCTGAGTCTGGCGCTGTTACTGAGAGCGCAGCCGCGTTCGACCAGGTAACTATGTCACCTAAAACTGTTGGTGCTTTCTCTGACCTTAGCCGCAAGTTATTGCTACAAAGTTCAATGGATATTGAATCCTTTGTGCGTAACGACCTGGCCATGCGTCTTGCTCTTGCTATCGACAATAAAGCGATCAATGGCGACGGTAACAGCAATACACCAACAGGTATTTTGAATACCACTGGCATTGGCGCAGTTACGTTTGCCGCTTCTGGCGCACCTACCTTTGGCGAAATGGTCGATGTAGAAACGCAAGTTTCTCAAGACAACGCTTTGATGGGTTCACTTGCTTATATGACAACGGCCGCAATGGCTGGTGGATTGAAGCAGAAAGCTAAAGACAGTGGTTCAGGCCAGTTTGTTTTGGCTAACGGCCAGGCTAACGGCTACCCAGTTGCAGTAACCAACCAATGTGCGGCTAACACTGCAATCTTTGGTAACTGGGCAGACTTGATTATTGCCATGTGGGGCGGTTTGGACATTAACGTAGATACTTCTACCGGTTCAACTTCTGGAACAGTTCGCGTTGTAGCAATGCAGGATGTTGATGTGGCAGTACGCCACGCGCAGAGCTTCGCAAAAGGTTCTGGCGGCTCATAAACCAGCCTTAGCACCGGGGGCGGGGTAACACCCGCCCATTATTAACCAGGGGGATTTATGCACATAAAACTTTTGAGTTCAACAGCCGCAAGCGGCAAAGATTTGTTGGCTGGTTCGGTTGCCGAAGTGAGCGACCAGGACGGGCTAACGCTAATTAGTATGGGTAAAGCCGAGGCGTACACAGCGCCAGCCGAGCCTAAAAAAGCACCTAAGAAAAAGGGCTAGATTATGGCGTTTATAGAAGATTTCGACGACTTCTTTAGCACCGATGATTTTGGCGTTGAAGCCATTATTGGCGGCGTGTTAGTGATCGGAATTTTTGAGGAAACATTTATCGAGGTTATGGGGGTCGAGGGTTTACACCCTGTTTTCACATGCCCGCAAGTCGATGTTTCCAGCGCCGTCCATGGTGATGAAATCAGTATAGGCACAGTGCCTTATAGGGTCCACGGCATCCAAAAAGACGGCACCGGAATGGTGTTATTAATTCTAGAGGACCAGGGCTAATGGCTCATGCACGACAGCAAATACGCGAGCAATTAGCCACGACGTTAACTGGCCTGGCAACAACGGCCAGCCGTGTATACGACACCAGGCTTTATGCCTATGACCAGTTGCCGTGTTTAACCGTTTTCGCGGACCGCGACACAGTAGACGAAGAGAAAAGCCAGGCCACAGCACATTGGCACGACCTGGTGTTAAGAGTTGAAGCCAGGGCAAAAGCAAAGGACGCCGTGGAAGATACCATCGACACAATTTGCGCCGAGATTGAGGCCGCGATTTATGCCGATATAACGCTAAATAATACGGTGGTTGACGTGTTCATTGAGGACACACAGATCGAATACAGCGTGGAGCAAGACCAGCCAATAGCATTGGCTACGTTAACGCTTAACGCATCATACAGGGTCGCCCCAGGGGCACCCACGACGCTAGTTAACTAGGGGGTTGCCATGTTGATGTATAAAGAAAATTGCGTACCGGTGGACGTTTCACCGGCCAGTGTTTGCACAATGCAAAATCGGGGGTGGGCAGTAACCCCGACTAAACAACCAGCCAAAAAAATTAAAGCCAAACCAAACTTAGAGGTAAACGAAAATGGCGATAACTAAAGGAAGTTCAGGCGTTGTTAAGGTCGGTAGTGACACCATTGCCGAAACGACAGATTGGTCGCTGGATGAAACAGCCGATGTAATCGAAACAACCAATTTGGCATCCACCGCGCGCACTTATGTTGCGGGATTGCCGAGTGCCACAGGTTCGGTAACGTGCCATTGGGACCCAACCGACACCACAGGGCAAGGCGCTATGACAGCGGCCGCTGGGGTGACGTTAAATGTGTACCCATCCGGTTCAGCTTCGGGGGCAACTTTTGCGACATTTAGCGCAATTATGACGTCAATCGGCAACGCTTCTGGCGGTTCCGATGGACTTGTAAGCGCGTCTTACACGTTCACCGTAACTGATGGAATTACATGGGGCACAGTTTGATTAGCAGTGCTATTCAAACCTAACGGTTTAGGCGGTTACATGGCATTTTTGCTAAAAGGCGTTCACCCGATGCGCTGAGTAACCGCCCATTTTTTATCGGGTAAAACTAATCGGGTAATTTTATGAGTGATTTATTAGAAGTAGCAAAACTACAGTTTAGGGACCGGATGGGCGGCGCATTAAAAAGCGTGGATGTGCCCGAATGGCAAGTGAATGGAAAACCAACGGTGGTCTATTTCAAACCCGCCATGACGTTCAGGCAGCAAGGCGAAGTTTTAAGCCTGGCAGGCCAAGACAAACAAGTGGACGCCATTATTATGACGTTTATTTTCCGCGCGCTTGATAGCGAGGGCGTGCCTTTATTCAAAAAAATACACTTTAAAGAAATCATTAACGAGCTAGACCCGGACGTGATCGCGGGCGTTGTATCAGCCATGGGCGACGAGTCGATGGAAGTTGAGGACGCAGTAAAAAACTAACCAGGGACCATGATTTGAGCTTCTTAATGGGGCTTGCCGAGGTCTTGCACAAGACCCTGGCAGAAATCATGGACTTATCCCTGGACGAATTAACCCTTTGGGCGGCGCATTTCGAGAGAAAAAATGGCAACAAATAACGTAAAAATCAAAATTACCGCAAAGAACAAGACTAAAACCGCGTTCAGATCGGTGACGATGGGCCTAAAGGGTGTTGCCAGTGCAGCATTTTCAATGCGTACAGCCATTGGTCTGGCCGCCGGTGTGGCTGGCTTGGGCTACCTGATGAAAAAGTCGATGGATGCAACCGATAGCCTGGCAAAAACAAGCCGGGCAATTGGTATATCTGTAACTGAATTACAGCGTTTGCGCCATGCTGCCAGTATTGGTGGCGTTGAAGCCAAGGCGTTGGATAAAGCCATGCAGAAATTGGCCATTAATATCTCAGACGTTGCAGGCGGGACCGGTGAAGCAAAAGACGCATTCGAGCGTTACGGCATCCAGGCTAAAAATGCCGACGGTTCAACCAGGGGCGTTACAGACGTATTAGGCCAGGCGGCAACGGCGTTGCAAACGATGACCAACGAAACCGACCGAGCCAGCTTTGTTTATGACCTATTTGGTGCCCGTGGTGCCAAGGTTATCAACATGCTAAAGGACGGCAAAGACGCTATGGAGGCCATGAAACGTGAGGCCGACGAGCTTGGCCTGGTAATGTCCCAAAGCCTAATTAATGGGGTCGAAGATGCAAACGATTCGATTGCCAGGTTAACCGCTTATATTGGCAACGTATTCCATAGAGTGGTGGCAACCCTGGCACCCATCATTGAAGAAGTAACCAACAAGTTACGCAATTTCATCCAAATGAAAATCGACAAAGAGGGCGGCATTGCTGCTTTTTCAGTCAAAATTGCGAAAGGTTTTGAGGATTTATATAACTGGTCGGTCAAGGCACTTTCGTCTGTTAGCGATTTATTCAAAAAGTTCATAGAGTGGGGCGCGTCGTTAGACGTAAAACACCTGGCATCATTGAATAAAGAAATAACAATCTTGACAGATAAGGCGTCGGAATTACAGCGAGTGATTGCCGAAGGTACGCCAAAAGACTTTTTCTTGACCGGTAATTTAAGTCGCCAGGGCGTTATTGACGACTTTGATAAAACCATTAAAAAGGTCCGCGAAGTTTATATCGAAATAGAACGACTTGAAAACAAGATGAAAACACCCGTTTCGATGATTTCAAATATTGCGAGCGGCGGGCACCCTAGCGAAAATAACAGCGCATCCCAAGCACAAGCAAAGCCAGAGTTGACGAAACAAAACGAGCGAGTTATTCGTGCGGCGTATGGATTAAAAAGGCATTTGTTTGAAATCCACCAGTTAAAAATTAAAGATGCAGAAGATGCCAACGAAAAGATTTTACGGTCGGCTTATAAAATGTACGGCAAGGCGCGCGTATATGGTGAAAAATCCGCAATCGATACCAGGACCGCATTCGAGCGAGCCGCAGATAGCCTGGAAACAACATTTACACGACTAAGTGACGGCATCGAAAACACATTAACCGATGCGTTAATGGGGACTAGATCATGGGGCGACGCCATGAAACAGATTTTCCGTGAGGTTTTACGCGACCAAATTAAAGCCGGTATTGTGAAACCGTTTGTGCAAAGCCTATTTGGCGGCGGGTCGTCGATACCTAGCGTTAACAGCGCCGCATCCAACGCGATCACTTTTAACATTCAAGCCAACGACACGCGCGGTTTCGACCAGTTGCTTTATGAGCGACGTTCACAAATTGTGGGCATGGTGAACCAGGCAGTCAATGAAAACGGCTCGAGGGCGATAGCATGAGTTTTCCAACCACGCCAGTTTTTAATGCGGTTAATTTTAAATCAAATTCGCCCACGTTATTTAGTGAAACGGTTTCTGGCCGTATGCAAAGCCGTAAAGTCGGCGGGCAAAAATGGTCCTTTACTGCAACCTATCCACCCATGACAAAGGCCCAATTCAAACCAGTGTGGGCGTTCCTGGTAGCACAACAAGGTCGCCATGGCGTGTTCAATATAACGCCACCCGTTGTTGCGTCCACCAGTGGTACAGGAACCGGCACCGTGACGTGTTCGGCCGCTTCAATAGGTGCAACAGCCGTGACAATTGCGGGGCTTACAGGCACCCTGGAGGCGGGGGATTTTATTAAATTCGCTGGCCACAGCAAGGTATACATGCTGACCGCAGACCGGAATGGGGCGGGCGCAATTGCCATTGAACCAGCCCTGGTTGCGGCGGTCACATCCAGCGAGCAAATGTATTATTCGGACGTGGCATTTACAGTTCGCCTGGCGAATGATTTACAAGAATATAGCCTGGGAGTTTCTCAGTTATACAAAATAGAGCTTGATTTTGTGGAGGCACTTTAATGTCTCGCACAATCCACGCTGATACCCTGGCAAAACTCGCATCCAATTCGTTTCAAACCGCGCACCTGGTGAAGATAGACTTTTCCACAGCGGTTTATATGACTGACAATTTCCACGAAATAACCTATGCCGGCAATGCCTATCAACCAGGCGGGCATTTTCTTGGGTTATCAGAAATCAAAGAAACCGCAGAATTGAAGGTTGGCAGCACGACGTTGCTTTTATCCGGTGTCGAGCAGACATATATATCTGCCATTTTGGGTGGTGATTACGTCAACCGCCAGGTGCTTGTGCATCGAGTGGTGTTAGAAAACGGCGCAATCGTTGGCGACCCTATATTAGTTTTAGACGGCCGCATAGCCCATTTTGCCATTGCAGATTCAGACGGTGGCAGCCAAATCCAACTCACAATTTCCAGCCATTGGGCTGATTTTGAGGGGAAAAATGGCAGAGTAACCAGCGACAATTCACAACAAAGTGTCTTTTCTGGTGACTTAGGCATGGAATTTTCCGCACAGCTTATTCGCAATATTTCCTGGGGTCGTTAAATGAGTTTTCTTGCTGGAGTTGTCGCGTTTTTTACATGGGTTGGAGAGGCGATTGTAGGCTATTTTGCCGGCATGTCGGTAACGTCAGTAATCACCAATCTGATTGTGTCCTGGGCGCTCGACGAAATGCTATCCGAGAGCTTCGAGGACCAGCACAAGGGCACGCTATTAAACAAATCTTCTAACAATGCACCCATCCCAGTGATATATGGCGGCCCCCGCAAAATTGGTGGTGTACGTTCATTTGTGGGCGCTTCGGGCACAGATAATACGCATTTATGGGTTGTATTAACCCTGGCAGAAGGTGAAATCGAATCAATCGACGACATATACATCGATGATGTTTTGCTGGATTCAAATAGCAAACATTGGTCCGATACCGTTATCACTAAATACACGGGCACCGATTCACAAACCGCCGACGCGGCCCTGGTCGCAGCAAACATTGGCTGGACGACAAACCACCGCTTGCGCGGCCTGGCTTATATCGTGTGTAAGTTCACCTGGAACCGTGATATTTTCGGGTCCATTCCTACCGTGCATGCCGTTGTTAAAGGCAAAAAAGTCTACGACCCACGCAATAGCACGACAGCATATAGCAACAACCCGGCGTTGTGTTTGCGCGATTATTTGACCAACAGCCGATACGGCAAAGGGCTGCCAACCGCATCGATTGACGACACCCTATTTAGTACAGCGGCAACCAAATGTGAAACCCAGGTAACACCTTATAGCGGTGCAGCGACGCAAGATTTGTTCGCATGTTCAATGGTCCTAAATACCGACAAATCATTAATCCAAAACACCAGGGAATTAATATCAGGGTGCCGTGGTTTGATGCCGTACCAGGCGGGCAAATTTGGCCTAATTATTGAGGACGAAAAAACCGGAAGTGCTGTTTTTGCATTTGATGAAACGCATATAATTTCGGGCATTACTATCGAGTCGGAAAAGAAATCGACAAAATACAATCGCGTCATAATTAGTTTTGTAAACCCAGATAAAAATTGGGCAACAGATACGATTGATTGGCCAGCGGTTGGAAGCACAGCCCACAACACCTATATGACCGAGGACAGCAACACCGATTTGGTTGGCCGACTATCATTGCCGACGATTACAAATATTTATACGGCCATTGATATAGCCGAGCTAGTTGTAAAACGAAGCCGGGCGGGTCTAAAAGTTGTCATGGAATGCACCAGCGAGGCATTGGAGTGCCAGGTGGGCGACATTGTAACGATAACCCATTCGACGCCAGGGTGGACCACAAAAGAATTTAGAGTAATGCTAACCAGCTTAAACCCTGGTGGCACCGTTACATTAAATTTAATAGAACACCAGGATAATATATACCCCTGGGGAACAAAAACCCAAGAAGCCAGCCAGCCGAGCACTAATTTACCGGACCCGTTCTCGGTTGCCGCGCCAACTAACCTGGCAGTAAATGTAGGAACGAGCAATTACCTGGTGCAAACCGATGGTGCCATTATTGTGCGTGCCCAGGTCGCCTGGACAGCCAGTGTTGACCAATTTGTTGAGCGATACATTGTGCAATGGAAATATGCCGCCGATTCGGTTTACGCCAACGATGTTATTTCAACCAGTTCAAGTGCATATATCGCAGGATTCAAAACTGGCGAAACCATCGATGTGCGCGTTAAATCTGTTTCAACCGTTGGCGTTTCAAGTGCCTGGTTAATTTCCACCGGCACAAGCGTTACAGCCTATGGAGGCGTGCCAGGTGTGCCAACAGGATTTACCGCTACAGCTAAACAGGGCGCTATTGAATTGTCCTGGACCAACCCAACAGATACCGATTTTGCTTATGTTGAAATCAACCGACACACAAGCAACAGCCAGGCGGGTTCAAGTTTATTTTTGAAAACGAGCAATACAGGTTTAATTGACCAGGTAGGCGAAGCCACCACCCGTTATTATTGGGCCAGGGCGTTCAACCGTTCAGCAATCGCAAGCGCATGGACTTCTGTAGCTTCTGCAACGTCTAGCAGCTACCCAGTTGCGGCCGCAGTAGACCCCACAATGACGCATACGGGGTTGGTGTATTACGCCAGCAACCAAGCTAGCGCACCCGCTACGCCAAGCGCCTCAAGCTATAACTTTGCAACAGGAGCAATGACCAGCCTAACGTCTAACTGGAGTATCACTCCACCTGTATTAGATATTGGTCAAACTGGAAAATATTGGGCAAGCCGTTGGGCTGTTGAGGAAACCGTTAGCGGCGGTGGTACAGGCACGCCCACATTCCAAACCGCGATTGCCCAGTTTACTTTTGATGGTGTGGTGAAATTTACCAATAGCACAAGCGTAACCGATGGGACTAATACCGTAACGACCAGCGGACTATTGGCTAGCGGTGATGCAGCAGCAGATATTAACGCTAATGTAACCACAATTGATGGCGGTAAGATTACAACGGGTACTGTAACGGCTGATTATGTGACCGCGAATATTTCATTATCTGCCCCAACAATAACGGGTGGCTACATACGAGCAGGCACAGGCACTACAGCAAACGGGTATGCTTTTGAACTGACCAATTTAGGTGGTGTTGAAGCAACATATATTGATGCACAACAAGTTCATGCACAAAACTCTAAATGGCCTACGCTCACGTCCATTTTTGGCGAATGCGCCACAACTTCCACGAATGTCGCAGTGTATGGTTTGGTCGGAAGCGGAACCGCATCAACTTCGGCTCACGGTGTAAGGGGTGTCAATAATTACGTTACTGGGGGGCGCATTGCGACTTCGGGCTTAATCGGTGCTGCAAATGGATTTGATTTTTATGCAGATGGAGCGGGCACAAACTATGGTCCGTTTACCGGCGCCCACGATTGCCTGGTAGCAAATGCCAATACGGTATCCATTGGCGATTTAGTCGTCGATATAGCGTGCATTGCGCGCCGTGGACTATCCAATACATTATTTTCCGTCGAAGTGTCGAGCCAGGCTAACCAGGCAGCGTGCATAGGCGTGGCCGTTTCAGACAATGGACCATTGGCAAATCAAGTTCCGGCGGTTTATAGCGACGGATATACCGACGAGGGTATACAAATCATTAGTTCAGATTACGCCCTGGTTAAAAATGATTACAAACTAATGGCAGTTAATGCCGTGGGCGAGGGCCAAATTAATGTTACAGGTGAAGGTGGAAACCTAACCGCCGGTGATTTGATCGTGGCCAGTTCAACGCCAGGCAAAGGCATGAAACAAGCCGACGATTTTGTGCGCGGTTACACCGTTGCCAAGGTCCGCGAAACGGTTTCGTTTGATTCACCTGGCGAAGTCAAATTGGCGGCCTGTATTTATCTATGCGGCTAAAAACTAAACAAGCGGTGGTATAAAAAAAGCCACACAGGTAAACATAAATTAAATCAACAAAGGTTAAATATTATTATGTCAGAAATGTCCGATTACCTAGAAAATGCGTTTCTTAATCAAACGCTAAATAATGCAACTGCACCAGCAGTGGTTACGCCGTATTTATCGTTGTTTTCCAGCGACCCGCTAGACGATGCCAGTGGCACAGAATGTTCCTGGACAGGTTATGCCAGGCAATCAATGTCGTTTACAACGTCCACCGCTGGTTCATCAACCACGGATGCGGCCATTACGTTCCCGGCGGTTGTTGGTAGTGATGTAACAGTCACCCACATGGGCATCTTTGATGCGTCAACCAGTGGGAATTTGCTTTACCACACGCCATTAACTAGCTCAAAAGTGTTAAGTGCAGACGACGTTATGAGCTTTGCCAGTGGTTCCGCTACGGTAACAATGGCGTAACTGGTGTTTAACCAGGGCGCGTTTAACAGCTTTGCCCTGGGTGGCACGGCGCAAACAACAATTGCAGGCGAAGGCCAAGCAAGCGTTGTCGCGTCGGTAACAGCCGCAGCCCAACGAACAGCCTATACCAGCGCAAACATTAATTGTTCTGGCGCTTCGGTGTCTCTTGGTGTCCGACGGGTCCAGGCAACGGCAACAGTTAGTACAGCCGTTTCCGTTTCAGCCGTTGGAACACATACCGTTTCCGTTTCAGGCAGTATTACAGCCCAGGCAAGCGTGCAAACCGCTGCAATTCTGACCGCTTATGTGGAAGGCATTGTAAATGGTGGTGGTAGCGTTTCAGCCCAGGGCAGTAAAACGGCCTATGTGTCCGGCACAATGTCCGGCACAGCAACGGCCAACGCTCTGGGCAGCAAAACGAAGTATGGATTTGGCGGGATTAATGCCACGGCAAGCGCATCTGCAAATGGTGTGCGAAGCATGCCAGGTAATGCCACGGTTTCTAGTAATGCCACGGTTTCAGCTAACGCTAAACGCACCGCGTACACATTAGCCGCCGTTACGACAGCAACTAATGTCGTGGCTCTGGCAAACAAAGTTAGGCCAGAAAACGGTAATTTTATTGCCAGTGCATCGGTTCATGCCCTGGGCATAAAAATCAAATATGGCATTGCCAGTGCGAGTGGCTCAGTTAGTGCAAGTGCAAACGGTTTGCGCCTGGCTTATCCGGTGGCACTCGTTAATTGCACAGCAGACGTTAATGCCCTGGCAACACAAGCGCACGATGTTAGCGGCTCAATAGCAGCGACAGCACAAACGACAGCACAATCCTCGGCGACTTATTTTGTTTCTGGCAGTATCAGCGCAAACGCCGTTCTTGAACACGGGTTAATTTCAATAACAACCCTGGCGTTTACAGGTCGAGTTTTAACGCTAGATATTGATTCGCGTGCCCTGGTAATTCCATTTGAAAACAGATCACTTTTGTTAAAGGTTGCGTAAATGCAAAAATTTAGTAAACAGCCAGCCGACGTTTTAGATTATACGATAGACCTAACCAATTGGATGGTGTCCGGCGATTCAGTTACAGGTGCAACCGCCGTAATCACTCCAGCGGGTCCATCGGTATCTGTTACCCAGGGCGCCACCATACAGCCAAAATTTTGGGTTTCAGGTGGAATAAACGGCACGCAATACAAAGTAACAGCGACCATTACAACCAATGGCGGCCGCACTAAAGAAGTGGATTTTAAATTGGTGGTAACTGAATTATGAGCTTTATTAATAATGTTAAAACGACGGTCCACGCGAGCGCAACAACAAGCGCAACAACTCTTGATGTGACCAAGGCAACAGCGCCGTTTAACGACCCACCAACGGCGGGGCGCATAACGCTAATGGATAGTTTAACCAGCCCAACAAAGATCGAAATAATCATTTACACCGGGCGCACGGATAACACGACCTATTGGACGTTAACCGGTTGCACCAGGGGTTCAGAATCGACCACCGCATCGACCTGGGCGGCAAACGATAACGCAATCCAGGCATTTACGGCTGGAGATGCTACCGCTACGGATACCGCAGTGGCATTGAATACTGCCAAAGTAACTAACGTAGTTCACCCATTAGTTGAGGCGGCTGTACCCTCAAACGCGGTGTTTACTGATACCGATACTGTCTATACCCATCCAGCCAACCACGCCATTTCAGTGATAACAGGTTTACAAACAGCACTTGATGGGAAGTTATCCACAACAGGTGATGGTTCAGGATTATCTGGGATTGACCCTGTAGTTGTTGGAGCTTCATTACCTAGCCCTGTATCGGCGCAAGGCTCTTTGTTTTATGTATCAGGAACAAAAAAGTTTTATGTAAGTGATGGAACTTCGTGGGGGTTAGTTGCCAACCGAAGCCCAGAATCTACAGGCGGCACAGTGGTTATAGCTACCGCAAGCAGTAATAATGGAACATATTCCTATAACTTAGGGTTGGATTTTAGTGATGAAAAGAGTACAGACGCAGAGTTGGTTTATACTCTAGAATCAGGAACCTTACCTATTGGTAGCTCTTTACCCACAA